TTTTAATTACTAGATGCTTGAGTCGATTACTTCAACCTGTCCTAAGAACATGTTGTTGCCTTCTACGATTTCGATCTTACCAATTAAAGCTGGGTTTAAGATCTTCATATCATATAAGGTTGAGAAGCCCTGGCTCATTGTGCCATCAGCGAAACCTAATAACTGAGTTGGAACGATTGGCATATATGGAGCGTAAACGCCTGTAGCGGTCTTTCCATCAGCACCTAAAACACCAAGTAAGCATTCCTTACCAAGCATTGGAGAAACGATAACCTTTAAGCCAGCAACAGTACCGGCAACGTATGGTCCATTTACTACAGCATTAGCAGCTGGCTGGAATCCCTTGACGAATGATAAGATAGGCATAACCTCTGGGCCAACTAACATCCAGTTAGGCATCCAACGGCCAGTCTTCTTGTATACAGCAGCCTTAGCCTGTTCTAATACTCTAGCAAAGCCTTCAGCCTTCATTGAGTAAGAGATTGTATCTAATTCTTCATCTACCCACTGTAAACCTTCAACGTTCTTAGCAGCTTCCTTAACTAATAATACAGCTTCACCATCGATTTCATACTGTAATTCAGCCTGAGCCTGCTGAGCGATTGTAGCTTCGAAATCCATGCCATAATCCTGCTTGCTCTGGAATGCAGCAAACTGTGAATAATAAACAGCAATTCTACGAGCTCTAGCTGTTAAATTAATACCAGCCATATGACCAACTAATGTTGGTAACTTTTCCTGTGGGATGTATTCATTGTCATAAATATACTTAACCTTATGACCAGCTGTACCATTAGAAATCTGGCCAGCAGCAATTGTTAATTCAGTTGGATTGCCTTCTGAATCAAGAGCATCCATATCCCAAGCCTTTAAAACTGGAGTCCAAGAAGCCTTTGCATCACTGCCTAATGTTTCAACAACAGCAGCACCTGTGTAACGAGCACGGCCTTCTGTCATTTTGCCTAAGCCTAAGATTGGAGAATTAGTAATTGTGTTAGCTCCCCATGGGTCTGTGTAAGCGCCATCCTGTCCACCACGGTAGGCAGCCATAGCGTTCTTGAATGGATCAGCTTCAGCAATGCCACCAGCACCGCCCTTTTCTGTACCAAGAGAAAATTCCATATAAGTCAAATAACCACTGAATGAAGTCATTGGCTTAACCATGAAAATGTCATTAACAACCATTTATATTACAAACAAATCGTTTCCATTTGTTTTCTATATGTCACCATATAGATTAGACTATATCACAATCATAGCTTGTTGCCAACCTCGCTATGACTCCCTCCATTTCGAACTAACTTTAGTTCTACTCTACTTTGTTCTCACCTAAATTTTTCTTTTAGGTTACCATTTCGATAGTCGTTGAACCTTCTATATAATTTATATAGCTTGGCTTCTGATTGTCTTATATACTGACATTATGATATATAAGAGTTTCCAGAAATTAAAAGGGTTTTAGCATTTTAAATTCTTTACGTTTTACATATTTATAATCTTTTCATATAAAGTTATTTGATTTTGTACAAAATTCAAATTCCTCGGATAATCTGTCAGATATTTCATCTTTATAAACAAGTGTAATAATTTCCAATTTTTTATGAAACATCTTTTTGGCTCCACTTTGAGTAACGCTATTTCTTATTTTTTCTTCTTCAGACATTGGCTTTCTACCGCCGACTCCTTTTCCATTTGGTTTTCTTCTACCCGATGCATAAGCTAATTTTAAATTTTCACTTTGTTTACGACAGAATTCTTCACTCTTTATATGATTATTATTCTTATAAAATGTTATACGTCACTTATCTACTTGATCAACTGTTTTAATTCTTTTTTTACCTCTAAATGAAGATCCACATCTATACCTGGATTCTTCGTTATGAGTATAGCCTGAGATTCCACCGCCACCAGTAGTTTGGTTATAACCTATTTTATTATTAGTAGAATTATATAACTTTATATAATATATTTCTAAATTATTTAATTCTTCCAGCGAAGAAGCGGTATCGTCTAATACCTCAACCTTGAAATTTTCTTTTCCATATTTTCTGATAGCTGAATCAATACCGGTTGAAGCGTATTTGCTATCTCTAATGTGACAGCTTCATCTAGAATTTAATGAATTTCTAGTTTGACCAATATAAATTTTATTGTTTACTAAATTTGTTATTTTATATATAATCATAATTTACCCCGCATAGTAATGTATAAATAGTGGTAATCTAATTAATGCGGTAATTAGAAATAGTTTCGAACCTACTGTCCCACTTATTTATTTTATATTATATATTTGGCTATGTAAACTTTATTAGAAATTAAATGCTTTCCATTAATTATCACTAATTAATGCCTCTACTGTTTAAAGGTTTGGCATGGTTAATGTAGTACAAATATGTTACGAATAATTCGTTTCCAATTATTCTCTATATATCACTATATAGTTCAGACTATATTATATACCAAGTAAACTTTATCTCTACCTGGCATCCCCATCTTTCCATCTTACTAAGATGTACTCTACTCATTTATTCTCCAATGGATTTCTCAAAGGATATATTTTCGATAGTCGTTGAACCTTCTATATAATTTATATAGCTTGGCTTCTGATTGTCTTATAGCCTTAACCACAACTATAAGGTTTTCCAGAAATTAATGGGGTTTTTATTAGTAATTTTTATTTTAGTTTACAATTTTTTAAAAAATCAGGTCCATATTGATCAATAATATAATCAATAGAATATTGAATATCATCTTGAGTTAGTAATTTAACATTATTAGCTATCATACATTCTTGTTTAGCCCTAGACAATCCATCTAAATTATGATTATAAGGATTTATTAAATTTCCATTATTATCTAAGAATTGCCAACCTTTTATTTCAATATAATCACCATTTAATATAAAATCCGGGAAATAACTATGCTCAACAGAATTATAAATATATTTAAAAGGTTTAATAAATTTACTGTGAATGATGTTATCTCCATTATCTAAATGGAAAATATAAAAAGCTAATTCCCAAGAAGATTTAAAATATAAATCTTTATAATAATAGCTTCCTCGACCAGCCTGTATTATTCTATTTTTAAGTTCTGGTACTTTCATGAAATGATCAACACCATACTTTAAGAGCATGGTTTTCTTAAAAGAATTAACCATTCCATTTTTAAATTTATCTGTTTGTGAATAGTATGGTGTACCATATTTAGATTTACAAGTTTCTTTATATTTATTTTGTTGTAAATCTATTTTATTTTTATCGTAAGAATAACTATCAGGATGTAAAATTGTCCGTGGATTATATGTACCATATCTATTAAGGTTAGTTTCTAATCTTAATAAATTAGACTTTTGATGGTCATATTTACTTGAATTATATTTTTTCCGGGCAGAAATTTCTTCTTTGCTCCAGGATATATCCCAATATTCAGCCAATCGTTTAACCATACTAACTGAGATATTAAATAATTTACTAATATCTGATAAAGTATTTTCTATTTTTCTATAAGATATTTCAAATTCTTCTTTATTTACTCTATCTAAGGCCTGTTTTAAACTAAGTCTATGTTTTTTCATATTATCTCCCTATAGATTTATATATAAATTGGGTAATCTAAATAATAGGGTATCTAGAAACAGTTTGCAACCTGCTGTCCCCAACTATAATTATATTATAAACATATTCAATAAAAGGGTAAACTAATTTTTATATTTACTAAGGATACAACCTAATTTATATCCATACAGAACTGCTTGAACTTACCTAAGTCAGCTCTCTGAGTACCTACACTGTTAGCAAATGCTTCATTAATAAACTGTGCAGTATTGTTTAAGCAAGCGGCAGTTAATAACTT